ATGATCACTGGAATGCTGTCTATGGTAGATATCCGGATGGTATCACTATCCTGTACTAATTGCAGGCCATTCTTTAATGCTTTCTTATAATGCCATTGAGCTCTTTTGGGAGCTGAGCAGGATATAAGTATCAATAGTGGTAGTAAGTATCTCATAATGTGTTCAGCATTTTAATCATTCGTGGGCATGGGTAGATATCACTCTTATCCTTTCTCACTGAGTTATGTGTATAGATTCCTGGAGTACCTTTGAATGCCTCTGCATCTATGCTGAATATCTCTGACCGGTAAGTCTTAGGAATGTCATAGGTCTCGCACAGGTACTCCACCAACTGCCTTAAAGACTCTATCTGCTCATCCGTATATTTGTACCAATACTTATTGCCCTTGTAGGGTGTATCTAATGTGGTTACCATTGATGGGTCCACCACTCCCTTGACATAGTTGTAGTACTTACCATCTTTTAGCTTCAATGGACCCCAATTGCATACCTCAATACCTACACTTAACTTGTTTAGGTTTTGATATTTGAGTCCATGTACTGAGAAATCTTGGCTATCTATGCCTAGATGGTAGGCCCAATGCATAGAGCTGAAGCATTGTACTATGCTACCTTTCTCACCTATTACAAATGCAGTAGCAATCCTATCTCCGTTGCTATTCCACCAACGTGATACAGCGACAGGGTTACCATTGCCTGCAGTGTGGTGTAAATAGATTTGTGTTTTCTCAGACTCTTCGTGGAAATACTGAGAGTTAGATAGGCGTTCCTGAAATATCTTGCTTGTGTCTAATTTCATCTAGGTCCTTTTTAATATCCTTAGCTCTTGAAAATAAGTTTTTCATTGCCTGCCATAGGTCAAGCCCTTTCACTGCTTTGTAGTTTTCGTTTATGCTCATCACCTCAATAGATACCAGGATGAGTGCAAGTATCTTGGTGAGCAATAAATCTACTGAGAAAAACTGCAGAATAATATTATTGAGTATGAATGTATCTATCATGTAGAATAATACTACAGTTACCTCATATAATAGCATCTTACTAATGATAGCAGATAGGCCTCTGCTAGTTATTTTAACCTTATTCTTATAGCTCTTCCATATACCGGTAACAGTATCTAATAAAATAACAAATCCTACCAGGAATAACAGTCCGGATATCGGCATAAGGAATGCCCATAGCATAGCTATTAGCTTCACCCAGTTAGCCTGCATAGTTTTAATTAGGATTGTTAGTTGTGTTTTCATAGAATGTTACTGCTAATTGGTAGGTTACGAATGTGAATAGTGCTACTCCTCCCATCATGATATAGTGTGTATCACTCATCATCATGCTAATAGAGCAGGAGTAGATGCATAGATGGTAGAATATGGCTAGTATGTTAATGAAGTGCATCATAGATAGGCATGGTATTATCAATTAGTATTATCCCCTTATCAGTTTCTACGTGAATCTGAGTATCACTGACCTGCTCAATGGGGCCTGTGATGGTATATTCAATGTCGTTATATGTGAATGTATTAATCATATATTTGAACTATTACTCTTCTCCACCCTAAGTTATCAGGTGTAGTAGATGAATTTTGTACTGCAAAAATTAAATAGTAAGCAGTGGCAGGATTAAATGCAGTCAAAGTTATTGCACTTGATGCATAATCATTACCTGTTGAAAGTGCCGAACTATATCCGTTTAAGTTTGTGCCATCAAAATAAAAATTCCTTTCAAATCTTTGAAAATAAACAGTTGTATTCATTAATATACCTGCAGCTAATAGGGTTGCACCCGTTAAACTATTTGTAGTATTGATATATACTCTAGGTGTTGAAGTACTTGAGCCTGCTGTTTTGGTTAAAAGTCCTTTAATATAAATAGTATTATTTGTAGATATAGTACCTGCAGGTATCAATACTGATGCACTTATTTGATTTGTTACACCTATTAAGTTGCTACCATTAACACTAGCTAATGTTCTAGGATTAGTAGTTAAATCTCCACTGCCTAACAATGAGGTACCGTTCACTGTCTTAATGGATGTACCTGATACCAAAGTAGGCTGTACAGCTACATCTCCACTCCCTAACAATGATGTTGAGTTGATAGTCTTAATGTTTGTACCTGATACCAATGCTGCTTGCTTACCATTGAACGCACTCCAATCAGTAGTGCTTAACGCACCCCTAGTTGTAGCTGATGCTGTTGGTATATTAAACGTATGAATAGTACCACTGGATGCTACATTGAAATCACTACCTGTAGTGCCTGTGCTAATGGTTTGCACAGCATCAGTCAAGCCATTTAATGCAGTCATTCCTGTACCTGCCATGATTCCTGCCTGTTGTGTTACAGTAAATATAGCAGATGCTGCGGATGGGGGGGGATTTGCACCTGCATAATATGGCATAGTTACGGCAGTGTTAGTAACACTCCATACCAGCTCGTAATAATCTCCACCTACTGCATCAAGTAAATAGTTCCATGATGGTATGCAGTGACCTGGAGTACCGCCATGAGAAGATACAACAGCTACAAATCCTGCACTACCTGCTACATCTGTGCCGTTTTTTCTGAGCCATATAGTAACATCATGCTCCTGTGTTGAGCTGTTTTCTAGTTGCACCGAAAATTGTAGGTTATATATACCTGTGTTAGCTATGGTTATTCTGCTATTAGATACTACACTCACCCCATTGGAGTAGTCTAATGTTCTAAATTTAATAGGATAACCAGTATTCGCAACAGCTGCCGTCTGAGTAATGTTATCCTGGTACTGTGCATAGTATCCACTAGGAGTTCCACCACCACCTTCTATAGTTAGATCTCCACTACCTAGAATACTCTCTCCATTAATTGTCTTGATATTTTCACCTGATACCAGTGTATCCTGTTTACCCTCAACAGCCTGATCAAAGAAATCAGAAAACTCCTCAGGATTATATGGATATCTAGGATTTATCATACAGTCAATGTATTTGATGTGAATACAGATGTATTCTCTGAATCAATAACTACAGTAAGTTCTAAATAATAATCACCTGTTGCAGGGAATTCTGCTACCCATTGAATGCCATCATCATATAATGGTCCATCAGCATAGAATGAATCTGCATAGTATAATACAAATGACATAGATGCAGGAGTAATTTCAGGATTTAATGTGAAGTATACATACATATTATCTCCATCTACATATAATAATGGTAACTCTATTAATGTACCTTTCACTTCATTATCTGCATCTCTAGATGAGATATTAGTCTCACCCGAATAGCTATTAATTACTACAGTACCATATCCAGTCTCAGCTCCATTTACTGCAGCCATTCCGTATCCAGTTTCAACATTGTACGGTTGTCCCCATCCTATCTCATTTCCCATTATTCTTAGTTAAATAGGTTAGTAATTTCTTTATATTCGTTTGCTTTGGCTTTCTTACAGCACCCATCCTATATTGTAATTGTTAGTATCCGGATACATATCCCCATTACTATTCTGATTATACTCTGGGAATAGGTTATTATTGAAGCACAGATAGTCTATCATCCTTTCAGTATAGTGCTGTGCTATTTGACGTTGCTTATCTATTAGCATATCTAACTCAGCTTTCTCAATGTTAGTAGCATTCTCTGAGCTATGCTTAAATATCCCTTTGTTAGCTATTGTATACGCTGAGAATGGCAGGTATTCTACCATAGCCCAATGAATCAAACATGGCTTAACATAGGTATTAAGTAATGTGCTATATGGTACCTGAATCTCATCTATGGCATTGATCGTAATGGTAGCGTTATTACCACCTGCTGCAATAGTCAAAACATCCCCAACAGTATACCCTGTACCTGCTGTGCTAATTGTATATGATACTACTGCATTCCCTGCTGTAACTATATCTACTCCAAATCCATTACCCGTACCTCCTGTACAAGCTATTCCTGTTAGGTTAGTATATCCTGTACCAGGTGCAGTTAATGTGGTAGTAGTAGGTACTCCTGTACCACTCACAGTATTAACTATATCTGCCTTTAATTTATTGAATAACTGAGTACCTAAGTAATTTTGCATATGGATATCCTGAGCTACCTTAATCCACTGGATGAAGTTATCAGTATCCACATTACCATTGGTAGCAGTGAACTTAACTAGGTCTTGTCTTGTTATGAATATAGCTTCCATTATCCTTTATAGTTTGGGTGATGTCCATTATTCGGCATATCAATAGGCGGAGTATTAGCATCTCCTGAGCCTGTTGGATTCGGCATATAGCTCTTAGGTATAGATGCTACCTGCTCAGATGAACTCAATGCCTTATCAGGCCGATATGTACCATCAGTATTCTTCTTTAATCTATAGAGCTGCTCAGTCCAAAAATGACCACAGTTAACTCCTCCTTTGAATTTGAATAAATCATATGGCTCTCCTTTGTGTCCTAACTGCTCATTAACTCCTGATCTACTAGCAGCATCTATATCCTCTAATCTGTAAACTACTCCATTAGCAGTACGTCTCATCATTTGCTTGCAGAAGTCCCTTGAATTGTCCTTATTATACCTCTCAGAGTATCTATAACGCACCTTGTAAATCTTTTTATCTAGGTAGCTAAATCCGTTTGGGTTGCTCTTAATGAATGAGCTTAACTTCTCTAGCATAGTCTCTTTAGGCTTAATCATTCGAGTAGCCCATTCTTCTGTAGTATCATTCTTATCTGAGTACTCTCTCTCATCTACTAACTCCCATTCATCATCATCATTCTGCTCTCCTTCCAGGATATCTAGTACCTCATTCAATACCTCATCAGATACATCCTCTTTTTTCATTTTAGTAGGTACCAAGGTTGGTTTCAACCCTACCAAAGCTCTAATCTCATCAGGGCTCATAGATTCCAAAACCTTGTTAGCCACCAATGGTGACATCATATTGATGGCATCCGTAACTTTTGTAGCCTCATCTGTGGTAGTTAGATCACCCTGTGCATCTAATGGGTTAAGAGTCTCAAAATATAGCTTTAATGCTATGCCATTATAGGCTAATAGCTTATCAAATGCATCTAACATTACCTCCTGTAGCGGAGTAATTACCATGTTATTAAATAATATAGCACTGTTTTTTAGCTCATCTGCATTAGCAGAGAAGCCTGTAGTGGTAGCTATCCCGAATAATAGCGGAGATGTTACGTTATGTCCTATTAGAATCTTTCTAACGCACTCCTCAGATAGGTATTTATACAGTTCAGGAGCCTGCTCTACAGGCATATTCTCTATGGTTGCTGCAGTTTCTTTGGATGTGTTAAATGATACCACTAACTTATCCCCTTGTGGGCCTGTTAGCTTGTTCATGATATCACTCTTAATCATCTGCTGCTGTTCCTCAGATGGCACCCCATTATTGAAATTCAATATAGTAGATGGTGAAAAATTACTCTTCACCAGGTTAATCATATAATCACTCGTTTGCTCCTCTAGTACGGTATATGGTAGTGCCCCTTGGTAGTCAGGATATGCATAGTATTTCATCCCCACAGAATAGGGTTTCACGAACATGATTTCTATCTCATCATTAGATGTACCGAATGCAGCATATCTTTCAGGAGTATACTTCTTAACTTCTGCCCAATTATCTGAGTAGTAGTATCCCATTATCTCTCCATCCTCATTACATTTCTCAGCTCTTAATAAATGCACTGGTATATGCATTGCCTTAGCTATCTTTTTGTGGTCCTTTGTGTATAGTACCTGGATAGCGAATTGTCCTAACATCTTAAAGTCAAGAGCCATTTTTCGGATATCATCCTTCTCTAGCATTGACATCATTTGGGCATACTCATTAGGCTTATTCTTAGCATCTAATGCTTTGAGCCCCTTCCCATAAATTAACCGGGAGATGTTATTAATTACTGCTGAATTGGTTGTGCTGTTTATATATCTATCCAGTAACCACTGGAAGTGCATATTATCCTCACCATACTCTACCCAGTCATTCTTTTTTGATTCCTTAATTACAGGAGCCTCGTAAGCTGCTAGGTTAATTACATGAATGTTATCCATATTAGTACATTAAAAAGTCATTAGTTGTAGTATTGGAAGTATATGTTTGACTATTCGGAGTATAATCACCTGGCACCTGATCAGTGCAAAATATCCTATCTCTATATATCTCTTCACCTGCATTATCTTTCAATACTAATCTGTAGTAGTGCCCCTCCTGTAAATTGAATAATGCCTCTATCTCATCAGTATAATCACCGGGAGTATAGTTAATGATAACCACAGGCACCTCTATATTGGTACTTTCATCTGTGATATACATAGTATCCACTGAGCTATCTCTAGGAATGAACTTAATGAATTGATTGTTATTATTATCGGTAGTTACTACTATCATATTATTATAACTCACATTCTTAAAATATGTTTCTAAAAAGAAAAGCCCCACCATTACGGCAGGGCTCTTCACGCTATGTAGGATTAGTTATTAGGTAGTAACTAATGTAGGTGCTCCTAACAAAGTTAATAAATCAGCTTCAGATGCACAGTCAAGGAAGTTAGCAGGTTTCTCTTCCATAGCTTCAAACGTAAGTTTGTAACCATTGAAATCACCATAAGCTACTCCACTCTCAATGCTTCCAGAAGTTGCATCACATCCTCTGTAAAGACCAGCTAAGAAAAATTGGTTACCATTAGTACGTACAATTACGTGAGGTCTACCATAAGCTAAAATCTTAAACTGTTTGTGGAATACTGGATCTTGTCTCTTTAACTCACAAGTAATAGTCTGAGTAAAGAAAGTAGTACCATTATCACGTGATGTGTTAACGGTAGTATTGAATCCGTTATTACCTTTTAACTCATATTTGTACAAGCTATTGATAGTACCACCAATGGCAGTAATTTGATCCTCAAAACCTACAGTAGTATCATAGGTTACATCACCACCTAATGTAGATGGATCCGGATCGAAGTCACCGAAGTTTACAAGGTATAGTGCCTGGATACCAGAGATACTATCCTTACATTGTTCAGTTCTTCCGTTTGCAATAAAACAAGGCATATCTTTAATGTATTAAAGGGGAGCAGTTACCCACTCCCCATGATTATTAATTATTAGTTAGCAGAGTTAACAATACCGTAAGTAACGATATCTTCTACAGCACCATACTGAGCACCACCTGCCATACGCATGATAACACGTACATTTTGTGATCCATCTACATCAGACATATCAATAACTTTAACTTCATTCATATCAGAAAGTACAGAAGTACCGAAGAATAAGTTAGTAGTAAGAGTTGCGATAGCAGTGTTATTAGCTAATCCTGGAGCCCAGAATATCTCTACTCCATCAATGCTCAATGATCCATTAGAATACCACTGAGTAGATTGATTATTAACGCCTGTTCCTGGAGTAACTGCTGCAGATGCACCTGATACTGTAGAGAATCCACCCAATGCACGTACATATGCCTTAGCAATGTTAGTAGATACATAGATGCGTAAATCAGGATTACCATAAAGAGAAGCAGGAATTGCATCTACAATTTTACCTAACTCAGTAACTACGTTCAAAGCAGTTACAGAAGTACCAGCTACCTCTTGTGCAGGAGGTAAAGCAGCATCTAAAGCTACCAATGTAGCAATACCATCAAAGCTACCAGAAGTACCAGTTGCACCTGTCCAGAATGCTGTCTCAACGTTAGCAGCTACTTTATCAGATGCATAAGCGATTAAATAATCAGCGAAAGACTTAGGTAAAGTTTTGAATGAGCTGAATCCCATCTCAGCAGCTTGCCATGTAGAAAAGAAATCTTTTTTACAAAGCTCTAAATTAACTTGAAGGTCTTTAGTAGTTAATACTTTCTCAGTTAATGTAACAGTAGATACATCAGAGAATGAACAAGTAGAGTTTTTCAAGATAGCATCTGTAGATACTTTTTGAATAACTTGTTTGTAATGTACGTTAGGAAGTACAGTTACTCCACCATTCTCAATGGTAGGAGCAGAAAGAAGAGCAGCAGATACATATTTCCCTGCGAACTCTCCAGCATAAGTTGTAGTAATTGAAGTTGCCATTTGTTTTTTTTATTTTAATTTTAGTTAGCCAATTTATTTAGGATTCTATCCATAGTAGTTTCCTTTCTATTTGCACCAAATGTAAACTGTGGTGCAGCAGTTTGTTTTTCAGGGTTATGAGAGATAGGCTTAGCCGCTGGCTCTTCTACTACAGGAGCCTCTTCTATTACAGGCTGCTCAGATAGTTGTGCTTTCAAGCTCTCATTCTCTGCTTTTAACTCCTCAATTTTAGAGAATAACATCTCCTCAATTTGAGATTTAATTACTTTCTTAGGTTGTGCAGGAGTACCCTCCTCAGACATTTGCTCCTCCATCATTGGCTCCTCTGCTGCAGGCTCTTCTGCTACAGGTGCCTCCTCAGGTGCAGGTGCCTCTTCCTCTTTCATCTTAATCTCAGCAATAACTCCCTCAGTAGCTACTACTAGGATTCTCTCATCCTCTAGCTCATACTCACCTACAGGTAAAGCAATACGTTGCTCATCCTCAGTAACAATAAATACTTCCATACCCGGCTCAAATGCATCAGCCTCTAGTACAGTTACTCCATCCATTAACTTCATGGATGCTAGCTCTACCTTCTCCATTCCGAGAAGTGCAGAGATACGTGATAAAATAGATTCTTTCATATTTTTTTATATATAACTCATTAATAAATTAGTTGTTCCATTTTAGTTAATCTGCCTTACCTGTATTATCTGAGTAATGTTACCCGGATTCTCAGTGTTAATATCACCTATCCCCTGTGCAGGTAGTGTGCCATCACAGCATTTAACATTATAGGTACCATCCTTACATAGGCACCCTCTCTTGCCACCCTTAGGTGAGCTCTTTGATTCTTTACGTTTCATTGTTCTGCTTGTTTTATTTTAGATTCTGCCCATGATAGTGCTGCCTTCCCTCCCCATAATAGGTAGGATATATACCCACAGTCATTACTATCTCCCTGGTTATAGTATACCTCAGCTCTGGATAGGTATGAGTACATTCTCTTAATAGTTTCCATGCTCACCTTCTCACCATTGGCTAACTGCTGAGCTCTAATCTTACCTACCTGAGTAGCACATTTATTCCCATTTCTCTCATTTAATAATATACCTCTCTGTGCATTCCTTCTCACTACAGATGGATAGTCATTATAGCTTATCTCTTCCATCTCCTGACCTTTTAGGACCTTCTTAATCTGCTCTATGAGATACTCTTTCTCCTCATCCATAGCTTTACGCATAGCCATCTCCATGCTCATCTCATACTTATCTGCGAAATATCCCTCAATAGAGAATCCATTTACATCTCCATCCTTAACTTTTTTCCATACATCCGGGTTATTCACCTTCATACTGATCATCCACGTACCCTTAGGTAGTGAGAATCCATATGCTGCACTCTTATCTTTCTCAGGATTATCTATTATCCATGATTCTACCACAGTCATGCCATCTATTTTATGATCATGCTCATAGGTAGCAGCACTCTGGTTGCTATTAATGAAAAACATTTCACTCGCTTTGCGTACTGTATCCTCACTAAAGTAGATATAGAACTCCCCATGCTTCTCATTCTTACGATAAATCTGCTTATTAGGTATCAATGCAGGTCCCATGAGTAGCTTTTTTTCCTTATCAATGGTAGCTAACTCTATGCTTTGCTTACTTAGTGCTATGAAATTCTCCTCAATGGCAGGCTCATCTACTACAGATACCGCATATACTCCCATCTCAGTATCCTTATCATCTAAAATTAGTTCAATTATTTTCATTATAGTGTTCCGTTTGTTATTCTATTTCTATCTAATGCCTGCTGAGTAGATACCTCTGAGCCTACCACGTATGCCTTAATCGGTTGCTGTTGTAACTGAGCTAACTGATTAATACCATTATTACCTACTACGTTAAAGTTGGGTGCATTTACTCCTGTACCTGTACCTGCTCCTCCACCGGTAGCCATTGAGCCTCCTCCTACTCCTCCTGCTCCTGGTACACTACCTCCTCCTCCTATCTCTTTCAATGCCTTAACAGTTGCAGCTACGTTGGCAGCTATACCTAATCCTAATGATATGTTATTAGCTGCAATAACAGGGGCAGCAGATACCCCTGATGTAGCAATAGCCTGAGGAGTAGCCAATGCTCCCATGTTTGCTAGCTTATTAGCTATAATCATCTTAGCAATACCTGCAGCACTCTCTATAATAACTGCAGTTTTTTGAGCTGCCTTGCTCTTACCTAGTGTATCCTTTAATAAATTGGCAGCTTGTATAGCTATATCTGCATACTTATTCTGCAGTGCTAACTTTTGCTCATATGCTGCCTGATCATCTTCCTTTCTTTTATCATTAGCATCCTTATTAGTTGCAGATAATACATCCTGATAGGCTTTGAAATTATTTATAGATGCAGTTTGAAAATCTTCATAGGTAATTAATTCAGCATCTAATTGATTCTGCAGTTCTATTTGTCCTCTATCATATGCTAGCTTGCGGATGGCGGCCTGCTTATCAATACCATCCTCCATAGCATCTATTTTAATCTGCTCAGATTTAAGGAACATTTGAGTATCCTTATCATCCATCTCCTGCATTAGCTTAAGATTCTCATCATCTGCTAACTTCTGATATTTTTTGCGAATCTCTCCTAACTCAATACCCTGTTTTTTCTGCAAATCTGCAGTATCTACTCCTGCCTTATCTGCTAGCTCATATAATTTCTCATATCGGTTAGATACCTCCTGCTCTTCTCTTGCTCTTGCATCAGCTAATCTACCTTGCCTATCTGCCTCAATAGCATCTAAGTAGTTATTTAGATCTACTGCATAATCTTTAATCTCTCCTGCAGTATCTCCTGCAGTATCCCCTGTTTTCTTTAACGAAGTATTGAACTTACCATTAGTACCTTCTATCTCAGCTATGACTCCATTAGTATCCAGTGCTACCTTACCATAGTTTTCTAATCTCTTACCAGCTGCATCTAACTGCTCCTGATAAGTATTTAATTTTTTAGTCTGATCTTCTATCTGTTGGTTTAATTGTCCTATCCCTAAATAATCACCAGGTAGATTCTTTTTCTTTTCGTTTAATCTATCTAGTTCCTTTTGAGTGATATTTAGTTTTTTTCTAATTTCATCCTGTTTCTCCAGGTTAGTAGTGATCTTATCTTCATTTTTTGCTAGTTCATACTTAGCCTTTTGATATGCTATATAACTAGCTACCTCAGCATTTAGTTGTTGCTGGAATGCTGCCTCATCAGATAGATTCTTTAAGGTAGTATTATATGTACCATTTATCTTTTTGATTAAATCAGCTCTTTCTTTACTACCTGCATTGGTAGCTTTTAACTGATATATCAATCCTACGAATTCAGTAGATTCTTTAGCTATTGCCTGGCTCTGTTTCTTTGATGCCTCTTCTGCTTCTTTTTTCTGCTTAGCCATTTTCTCACTAGCACTGGTAGCTTTATCAGCAGATGAGAAGTAGTATACTAATCCTGCAGTTAATGCAGTTATTGCTAATACTAGAGCACCTACTGGATTCATAGCCATAGAAGCATTCAATCCCTCCTGTGCTACTGCAGCCTCAGTAGTAGCTACAGCCTCTGCTTCCGTTGCTATTATTCCTGCCTCAGTCGCTACTACACTAGCCTCAGTAATAGCTACTCCTGTTCCCTCTACAGCATTCTTTTTGAATAGGTTAGTAACGAATTCACCTACTACAGAAGTTAATTGTTTGAATGAATCCTGTGCCTCACCTAATGCCTGCAATCCCTGTGAGATAGCCATAGCACTCTGGACCTTTAGCATCATCTTCTGCACCTCTTCACCCTCAGCTCCTACTAATCCCATAGCACCCTGCACTGCAGAGAATCCTCCTGCTACCCCACTCAATGTAGCAGTGAATGACTTGAATTTAGCATCCGGATTAAACGCATCAGTTAATGCCTTAGCATCACCTATCCTATCTTTAAGTTCAGCAGCTTTCCTGGCAGCCTGAGTAGCCTGTGCAGATGCAGCACCATACTTATCAGCTAATGCAGCTACCTCAGCCTGTGCCTCTTTTAGCTGTGCTTTTAAGCTCTTAGTATTATCCTTAACTTCTAAATTAACTGTTACCGTTTGTGCCATTCCTTAGTCCTTTCATATATAACTCACGCATGGCTTGTTTGTATACCCTCTTTACTTTAGTCTCAATGGCATACTTTCCCTTAGCAATTTCTATGAGCTCACTCTGGCCATAGTGTTCTGTGATGCTTAGCATCTGTATTATGTGATGTATCATTCTTCTGGTAATGGTGGTATAATATCGGATGGGCTAACCGGCATGAAATCATTTAGTAATCTCAGTGTTACCTCACCTGTAGTTAGGTTGCAGTTCATGTCGTTAATGATGTATCTCTTATCTCTAATGATCACCCTATCATTTAGCTTTAATCCAGTGAGCAGAGATATTGGTAGGATAGCTTTGTAAGTACTTAGCCTATTCTTTATGTTATATAAATTATATAGATATTGGTAGTAGTATGTAGCGAATAATCCCTGCTGAATTGCATATCTATGGTAGGTAGATGTCTCAGGTGCAAAGTTCAATGAGTACTGTATGCCTGTATGACTATCAGTTATATCCTGTCCGAACATTACATACTGCGGAGTATTCCCTGTATTCCCAGTGCCATCCTTAAAATGAATGTTATGTGGTAGCCCTGTAACCGTTCCATATTTATACAATATCACAGGCTTAGGTACATATGGAGCCAATGAACTATTCACTGAGAATCCTACTTGCAATCCGCTAGGACTACCTGCATGATCATATTGGCTAAACATTAGATTCTCAAATGGTAACTGAATCTCATAGTTTGCACCCTCATATGGATATTGGTAATCAGTATTCCCATATTCCTTCTGAGCTAACTGCAGATACTTCTTATTTAGAGCACTCTCAGATGGCTGATACCTGAATGATATCTGCTTGTATAATGGCACCTTAGCTATCTCAATAGTAGTAGCATCTGTATACCTGGTGATATCATATACATTCCCTGATGCATACCATTCTAGTAATGGCTCTATCCTGTAGTCATTCTCACCTGTATTCTCCACTATCATGTTAAATTGCTTTAACACTCCACTAAAGAAATCCGTTATCTTCATGTCAGGAGCACATATAGATAGGTCAATGAACTGCACTAAGTTCTGAGCTACACATGAGTAAGTACTCTCATTAACTATACCACCATCATTGATGCGATATCTCATGTTAAAATCAATAGTCAGAGCTCCATCTGCTCTAACCTTCATGAGTACAGTATCATTTAATCCTGATACATTTGTGTTACCATATACTGTAGCATATCCTGCTACCCCATTTAGATTACCATTATTACCTTCATATGTACTTAACAGCACTCCATTAACATATACATCTACCCAATAGTTAACGGTAGTACTACTCACTGATATTACATCTAATGAGATTCTATGGTAGGTAGCAAATGCAGGCTGATATACTACGTTAATACTATTCAATGAAGTATTCACATATTGGCTAGTATCTATATCTACTATATGGTTAGATGTTAGTGTATCAAAATCTATATAGTTAGCCAATGTATTAGCCTTAACTACATCCCTATTCTTAAACCATAGGAATGCCTGATAAAATTGTTCAGTGCCTGAGAAGTTGCTAGAAAAGTTTAACCCATATTTAGCCATGATCAGGGTAAAAATAGTGCTCACTCTAACAGCAGGGAATAACTCATTAAGTACATTAATGGCTCCTGAATTTATGTTTATGTTATTATTAGTTAATGTGGATGTGAGCCAGTTCGGGAAGTTAAAATTAGCAGGTACAGCTACGTACTCCCATAACCTATTAGACGTAATCAATGGATATGCCACATCATCAGTAATGGTGCCTCTAACTCTACCATATACCTCAGTCCATGTGAATAGATGACTAATGGAAGAGTAATCTAGATCACTCAATTTATCATCCCCAAATATATCCTTTAAGCTAACTAACTTACCATAGAATGTGATGGTATAATTCTCTATCTTACCATTGGTTAGGGTAGCTTTCTCTAGTGATATCCTACCCTTTCTAAATGTGGTTAAATCTATCTCTATATAGCCATCTCTTCTGAGCCCGTAATCTAGTGAGCCATCTATAGCATTCTCATAGAAGTGCTCAAATATCTGATTATTCTTAGCACTACCTGGTACAGTAAATGACTGGCTTATATCTGTATGGCTCTTACTGATATCGTATACATTCTGTACACTGGAAGATACCTGAATCTGCTCATCATTAAATAGGTCAAGCTGCTGCCCCTCTATAAAAATCCGTACCTGTCTCTTCATTAGATCACTGAGTTAATAACATCAAATGCTAGCTCTATCTCTATAGAGTAGTTAATAGTTTTGTTATTGATATTTTTCTGCTTATTGATACTCTTAGTATTCACCTTTACAGG